ATGACCCCTCGCACCAACCGCAACCGCATCGCCTTCTCCCGAGCCACCCCCACCGCCAAGGGAGGAGCAGGCAACGGAAAGACCTCAGACGAAGGGGACCTAGGAGGCTCGGGAGGTAAACGAATCTTGGGCACCGAGGGGTTGGGGATCAGGGGCGGGGTCAGCTACGGCAGGCGGTTGGGGTGAGGTTCCAGCCCGACCAGCAGGCCAAGGCAGACTCCACGGCCGGGTTCGATATGAGCCGGCTCGCCTCGATCGAGCTGCTTGGCGGCAAGCGGACCAAACAGGCCTTCGCGATGCTCGCGGCTGCGCAGACCATCGCCCCGTTGGCGAAATGGGCCTACGACAAGGCCCGAAACCGCGATGTCTTCACGATCACCGTCGACAACGACGATGACATCTATCCGGACCTTCACGAGTGGGTGCTGGCGCGGATGCCGGAGGCGGACCGCAAGGCCCTCATCGCCTCGACGTCGGCCTCCAGCCATGGCGACGGCCCCCAAGACGTGAAGGCGCACGTCGAGCTCGGTGAGAGGCCTGAGCCTCGCCGCGTACATCTCCGCTACGACGGTGCGCGGCGACAGACCGTGTCGATCGACGGCCATCGGGTGGACATCTCGGTCGAGCGCGAAGAGATCGCGTGGCTGCGCAAGAGGACGGAGAAGATCATCTTCTGCGCCTCGACCATCGAGGGACGGGACGCCGTCGTCTCGACCATCAACGGCCTTCTCGTCGAAAAAGACGCCGGGCCGCGACTGCCCGCGCTGTTCGTGCCCGCCCGATGGGGTGGAAGCTGGCAGCGGCGCGGTGATCTACCGGCCCGCACTCTGGACAGCGTCGTCCTCAAGGCTGGCCAGCGCGAGCGCCTGGTCGACGACCTCGCCGACTTCCTCGCCTCCGAGGACGACTACAACCGGATGTCTCAGCCCTGGCACCGCGGCTACCTCTTCCACGGAGCACCCGGTACCGGCAAGACGTCGATCGCCCGCGCGCTCGCCAACCACTTCGGCCTCCCGACCTACTACCTGCCGCTCGGCGACATCGAGCAGGACACCGACCTCATGAACTTCGTCGGGCAGATCGAGTCACGCTCCGTGCTGCTGATCGAGGACGTGGACGTCTTCCACGCCGCCACCGAGCGAGACGAGGACAAAGACAAGGTCTCGGTCGCCGGGATGCTGAACGCGCTCGACGGGATCTGGACCCCGCACGGCCTGATCACGATCCTCACCACGAACGACAAGGCGAAGCTCGATGACGCGCTGATCCGCGCCGGCCGGATCGACGTGGACGAGGAGTTCACGCCCCTCGACGCCGAGCAGGCCCGTGACCTCGCCGACCACTTCGGCGCGCAGCTCGACCCGGGCGCTTTCGTCGGTGCCAGCCCGTCGAGTCTGATCGCCGCCGCACGAACCGCCGAACGTCTTCCCGCGAAGGAGATCGCATGAGGAAGTGGATCCCGTACGTCGCCGCCTACGCAGCTGTCCGGTGGTGGGAACGTCGTCGTCGAGCAAACCGAGCAGAGGAAGGAGCGCGATGAGCGCACCGAGGACGCTCAAGGAGGAAGTTGCGGCGAAACGGGAGCGTGTACGTCTCGCGCAGCAGCGCAGGGCCGAGCATGCGGCCGACGACTTCAACCGCCAGGTCGAAGAGCAACGTAAAACCAAGGTCGAACTCGTCGAAGCTCATCGTCTCGAGCAGTACGACGAGCGACTGAAAGAGATCGATCGCGAACTGGCACTTCCTGAACTCGACCCGGCCGTTGAGCATTGGCTCGAGGGCCAGCGCAATAAGACGCTCGAGGCTCGCGGCCGAACTGCCTACTGGAGGTTCAGATGATCGCCGCCCCTTTGAAGCTGACCAAGAAGGAGCGCCACGCCGTATTCGCAGGCGACCTGAAGGCGCTGCGCCGGAGCGAAAAGCCGGACCAGAAGAGCGGGGACAAACTCGTCGTCGGCTGGACCCGCGGCGGCCGGCAGATCCTCGATCGCTCAAGCGGCGCGACGATCGAGGTCCCGAAGGAAGCGCGCCTCTGGATCACGGTCAAGGGCTGGCACCTGAAAGCTGGCAGCACCGAATGGGAGACTGCAGTGGTCATCCACGACGAACGCGAAACCCACCGCGTGCTCGCCAACGGGATCGGCGGACTGCAGCGCGAGACGGGCCTGAAGACGCGCTGGGGCACGAGGGTGATCCACAGCGGCGGCGCCGTCAAGGTCGTGGAGAAGCATGTCCCTACCAAGGACGAGCTGAAGGAGAACTGGACCTCCGAGACCGAGCGTGGCTACGGCGGTCGCAATGAGTTCGAGATGTCTGCGGAGGGCGATCTCGTTCAGGCGACTGGCGTCGGTGACGACTATCTCAAGGCCTTCGCCGCCGACGCGGAGCCGGAGAGCCTCGACCTTCGGGCCAACAGGCGGCGGGACGCCAAGCGAGCGCACGCGCGACTGAAGATCCAGGCACGCCGCGACCACACCGCCGCCGCTAACTCGGTCAACCTCGCACACGATTTCTAGGTTCCGCCGTTCTGTCGTCTACATTTGGCTGGTCCGGATCAACGGTTGCTGCGCCCGCGAGAGGGCGTCGCGAGATCATCGGAACAGCCGCAGGCATGCCCAGACTCAAAGCGAAATCCGACTCAGGCCTCAATCTGAGGATCGCCCTGGCCGCTCTCGCCGCCCGCCCGACCTGTTCGATCTGTGGCCAGAAGATCGATCCGGCGCTGAGGCATCCGGATCCGCTGAGCTATAGCGAGGATCACGTCCTCCCTAAATCGCTCTTCGGTGAGGGCGTCAAACGTCCAGCGCATCTGGTCTGCAACCAGCGCAAGGGAACGAAGCTGGTCCGACCCGTAACGCCTCGCGGCCGAGTCATCGCCAGGGTTGTCGACCAGTCGTCTCAGCGCAAACGCGTCTCCTGATTCCCGGCCTCTAGTTCTTCAGCTTCCTTCCGGGCTGGTGTAGCCGGCAGCACGCGTGGTTCTGGACCACGAAGCGCGAGTTCGACTCTTGCGCCCGGAACTACCAGTGGGCGACCAGCCTCTGAGCCGTGGCGCTGGCGGCGCGCAGCGATCTTCACCGTAGGCCCGCAGCCCCCGGATTGATCACCGGCCGGTTGGACGCCTGCTGCACGCCCTAGCAAGCTGCGGATAGCGGGCGCTGCGACTTCTATCCACACGTCAACGGAGGTCCGCCTACACCATGGCGATCTACGAGACCAAGCCGCAGCTGCGGCTGAAGGTGCGACCCGCGTGACCACGGACACGATCCACACCGTGCCAGTGAACGACATCGTCGAGCACCTCACCGACGGAGCCGACTGCCCATGCGGGCCGGAGACGTTGCCGGTCGAGCGCGACGACGGATCGGTGGGCTTCCAGTTGGTCCACCACGCACTCGACGGACGCGAACACTTCGAGTCTGACCACGACCGCTCGACTTGCCCAGCTTGCATCGCCGAGGGTCGGTCGTGATCTCCGACGAGAAGCGAGCCGAGCTCACCGACCTCGCACTCCGCACGCTCGACACGATCGAAGAGCAGTACGGAGACGACGCCGAGCTAGGCGACGCGGTGATCGTCTTCGACGTCCTGGTCCCCGACAAGGACGACCCGGACGCACCGCCGACCAACCACGGCAACTACCTCTCGACCACGACGCGCAGCTGCATCGTCTCGGGGCTGCTGAGGATGGCCGAGCTCTTCATGTCGACCTCCGATGCCCCCGACGACGAGGACTGAACACCGTGGCGAATCGGGATCACGGAGCGGGCGCTGGATGCGATGCGGGACTAGCTTTCGAACACCAGGCTGATTCCTTCTGCAAACGGCCGGGCCTTCAGATCTCGTGCCTTCGCGAGATCGATGCACTTTTCGTAGTGCCCAAGCTCGAAGCAGGTGATATTGGCGACCGCGTAGCCCGCATCTCCATTCCCCTCGATCGTGAACGGCAGATCGAGCTGGAAGACGCGTTGAGCGAAGTTCATGAAGTTGGTGGCGATCGCGTTATCTGACATGGGTGAAGCCTACCGCGCATTCAATGGAGGTTTGTTCAATGACCGACGATGCCGAGATTCAAGTCGTCACCATCAGCAGCCCGATCGAAGACACTCCCGAGGGTATGGCGAGGATGGATCGGATCCGCGCCTTCGAGAAAACCCGTCGCGAAGACTTCGCCGCAGAGTTCGGTGATGAGGCTCTTGCTTTGCTCGATGCAGCAAACGCCGCAGCGAACAAGGCCTTCATCTTCGGGAATCCAGCCCAATACGCCGCTGACCGACCACCTCTGGTCGATGGGCTTCAACGTCGAGTCCAAGGCCGAGCGTCTCGCACTCCCGCTCGACGACGGGAACGGCAACCTCTTCGTCACCAGCTTCGAGATCCGCGCCTACCCAGAACGCGGTGAGGCACGACGCCACTTCGCCGGAGCAGGACCGGTCTTCGCCGAAGTCAAGAGCAACGTCCCGCTCGAGCAGTTCCAGGCCGAGCTCGACAGGAAGCAGACCGGGCTCAAAGATCTCTACACCGAGCGATGCGCCAAGACCATGCTGGAGATGCTGGTGGAGCAGGCGAACATCAGCCGACCGACGTAGGTCTCGATGCGCATCTGTTCCGAGCCGGGTTGCCCGGAGTTTGCCGAGGAATGCACCGAGCACCGCGCCACGAAGCGCAACGGTTCAACCCGCGCATGGCGCAAGGTCCGCGACGAAGTCCTGAAGCGCGACCACCGACGTTGCTTCTACTGCGGTGATCCTGCCACCACCGTCGACCACCTTCGTCCCGTCAGCAGAGGCGGGACCGATGACAAGTCCAACCTCGTCGCCGCCTGTAGCGATTGCAACGGCAGCAAGGGAGACAGAACACCAGCCGAGTTCGGCTGACCGACCGGGCGCGATGCCCGGGGAAGCGAGGGCGCGATGCCTGAGTACGCGTTGTACCTGAGTGACAGCGAGATCGGACTGCTCCGGGCCTGCCTCAACAAAGGTCACGAACACTTCACTGCCGACGTCCGTGACGAACTGCGCGTTATCGAAGCGAAGATAGGCACGACTACCGGATCTGGCATCGCCATGGCCGAGCCTGACGCAGATTCAGGGCCCGGGCGTGGGGGGGAACCCGCAAACCCAGGTCAAATGGACACCGCGCAAGTCGAAAAAAACATGTACGGGTTCCCAGTTTCTCGGCCGACCGCAGTTTCCGAGCGCTGAAATGTGCCCGGCCCGCTGCCCGACGCCAACGCACGCCGCAGAAACAAGCGGAAACCCGGAACCCCGCTTCCACTTGATGGTCCGCTCGGCGCGATCCCGAAATGCCCCTACGACCTCGCCAGGCCGGGCAAAAAGTGGTGGAAATGGGCATGGAAATTGCCGCAGGCAACTGCATGGGACGACGGCGCGATCTACTTCGTCGCTCGCCGCGCCCAGCTCGAGGACGAGCTCGTCGCCTTGGATGAATCCGAGGATCTGGTCGAGCGAATCCACGACTCAATGCTCCGGATCCTTGAGAGCGAGGATCCCGAGGACGTGCCGGAACGGCTGAACTACCTCGGCCTGCTCATGGCGAAACTGAAAGCGTTGGCCGGCGGCCGAGTGACCCTGCTCAAGGAGATGCGGGAGATGGACAACAAGCTCGGCCTCAACCCTAAAGCGTTTGCTGACCTACGTTGGACGTTGGAAGTGCCGGATGAGGAGCCAGCGGCGGGTAAGAGGATCTCTTCAGGAGCATCAGTTACTCGGCTCCGCGCAGTAGACGCCGCGTAGCGCATGCCCTGGCGCGGGCCGGAGGTCCCCGGGGAATTTCCCACGCTCGGCTACGCAATCGCCGATTGGATCGAGGCTCGCTGTGCCATCCCGGATCGCGAGGCGGTCGGCAATTCATTCCTCCTTACCGATGAACAGCTCCGCTTCATTCTTCACTTTTACCGACTCGCCCCTGGGTCGGGGCGATTCACCTACGACCGCGGTGCGCAGCTCACCCGGCCGCAGAAGTGGGGAAAGGGACCGTTAGCTGCGGCGCTCGTTTGCGCCGAGGCCCAGGGCCCAGCGCTCTTCGACGGCTGGGATGCATCCGGCGAGCCAGTCGGAAAACCTTGGGCGACGCCGTTGATCCAGATCACGGCGGTCTCGGAGGACCAGACCGAGAACATCTATTCGGCCCTTCTTCCCATGATCGAACTTGGGGCGCTCCACGCTGAGATCGACGACACTGGCATAGGCCGGATCAACCTTCCGGGCGGCGGCAGCATCAAACCAGTCACGGCCTCAGCAATCTCGCGGCTCGGACAACGGATCACCTTCTCGGCCCAGGACCAGACTGAGTCCTGGCTTCGGACGAACAAGGGACGGAAACTCGCCGACGCCCAGCGCCGAAATCTTGCGGGGACGGGCGGTCGCTGGCTCTCGACGCCGAACGCATACGACCCCACTGAGGAGTCCGTCGCCCAGCACACCGCCGAGCATGAGCGCGATGGCGTCTTCCACGACGACATTGAGCCCCCTGAAGGTCTTTCGATCCGCAACAAGGTCGAGCGCAGGCGCGCACTGAGAATCGTCTACGGCGATTCGATGACGGGTCAGCGAGGTGGGAAGAAGGGCGCGATTACCCCGTGGATTGATCCTGATCGGATCGATTCCGAGATCAGGGCTCTTCTGCCACGCGATCCCGGCCAAGCTGAGCGTTGGTTCCTGAATCGGAAGGAAGCCGACGAGGCGAAAGCGCTCAACGGGGAGTGCTGGGACGACATGGCGAGGACCGCATGGAGACCCGAGCCGAAAGCTCTGGTGACCCTCGGGATCGACGGGGCCAGGTTCCTCGATGCGCTCGCGATCATTGGCACCGAGGTCGAGTCCGGTCGGCAATGGACCGTCGGCATCTGGGAGCGACCTCCCAAAGCGCCGGATGACTACGAACATCCCTTCGGGGAGATCGACGGGGCCCTTTCCGAAGCGTTTGAGACCTACGAGGTGTGGAGGCTTTATGCCGACCCTCAGGAAATCGAGGACTGGGTCAACATCTGGCAGGGTCGCTGGGGAGAAAAGCTCGTCATTCGCTGGTTTACCAACAAACCGAGACCGATGGCGTGGGCGGTCCGCAAATACAGCGAAGCCATCGCCGCCAAGGACTTCGAACACGACGGCGACCTCACCTTCGCTAGCCACATCAAGAACGCCGTCAAGCGGATGGTCAAGGTCTACGACGAGAAGCATCGTCAGATGCACTCGATCGGCAAGGACAACTCCGAATCTCCGCGCAAAGTAGACGGCGCGGTCGCAGGGGTCCTGTCCTGGGAGGCACGCGGTGACGCGATAGCCGCCGGCGCGAAGCCAAAGAAGAAGGGCATCGCCTTCATCGCCTAGCTAGGAAAGGTCAGCGAACTTGCCCTCGAAAACCCCCGCAGCATGGCTCAGCTATCTCGAGCGCAAGCTGACCGCTCAGCAGAAGGAAATAAAGCTCTACGAGCAGTACTACGAAGGCGAACATCGACTCGCCTTCGCCACCTTGAAGTTCCGTCAGTCGTTCGGCTACCTCTTCCGGGCCCTCGCTGACAACTGGTGCGAGATCGTGGTCGATGCTCCCGTAGAGCGACTGTTCGTCGAGGGGTTCAGGTTCGGCTCCGACAAACCGGCGGACACCGGCGCCTGGGACATCTGGCAGGCGAACGGGCTCGACTCGGAGTCGGTCATGGCTCATACCGAGGCCGTCAAAGATGGGCGCTCCTACATCCTTGTGGCACCGGCCGAACCTGGCGACCAGTATCCCCAGATCACGGTCGAGCACGCCTCCCAGGTCGTGGTCGAGCACGCCCCGGGCAACCGTCGCCGCCGTCAAGCCGCCCTGAAGAAATGGCGTGACGACGACGGCTACGAATACGCCAATCTCTACCTGCCCGACAGGATCTTCAAGTACCGGACGAAGACGCCGTCGAAGGTGCCGCCGATCGACGGCGTCGGTCGTAACTGGACTCCTCTCGAAGGCGAAGAATCGGGCGTCAACCCAAGCGCGCCGATCGTCCCGGTCATCCCGCTCTACAACAACCCGACGATGCTCGGGGACGGTCGCTCGGACCTGAAACCGGCCATCCCGCTTCAGGACGCGATCAACAAGGAGCTCGCCGACATGTTGGTGGCCTCGGAGTTCGCGGCCTTCCAGCAGCGGGTCATCACCGGCCTTGAAGTCGAGAGCGACAGCGAAGGCAATCCGACCCCGGAGATGGAAAAGCTGAAAAGCGGAGTCGAGCGCATGGTGGTGCTCGAGAACGCCGAGGCAAAAGTCTTCAGCCTGCCCGCCTCCGACCTCGGCAACTACGTCAAGGCGATCGAACTTCTTCTTCAGCACCTGGCCGCACAGACCCGCACCCCGCCGCACTACCTGCTTGGTCAGATCGTGAATGTCTCGGGCGACGCCTTGAAGGCGGCCGAGACCGGTCTCGTCTCCAAGGTGAAGCGCAAGCAGGTGGACTTCTCCGACAGCTGGGAGGAGGCGATCAGGCTGGCGCTGGGGTTGACCGACTCGGCCGAACCGAGCAAACCGATGAACGCCGAAACGATCTGGCGGGATCCGGAGTATCGCTCGGAGGGCGAGATGGTCGATGCGGCGCTGAAGAAACGCGCCCTGAGCGTCCCGCTCGAAGCGATCTGGTCGATGATCGGCGCCTCTCCTCAGCAGGTCGAAGAGTGGGCAAAGAAGATCGACCTTCCCGAGCGGGTCGCCAGCATCGAAGCCTCGAGCGAACTCGCTGCTGCGCAGGCCCCAGGTGGCGAACCGGCTGTCCCGATCACGACGATCACCGAGCGGTCGGAGACCTGAGTTTTCTAGCTCTCTCGCGAGGAGAGGGCGTCATAGGAAGGAGCTGCCGCGATGGCAGACGAGAGCATGCCCGCAGAGGGCGCGGAGGACGCCGCGAAAGCGGCTGCTGAGAAAGCTGCGGCCGACGCTGCTGCAAAAGAGGCCGAGACCAAAGCCGCGAAGGCTGAGGCCGATGAAGACGACCTTCTCAAAGGCGCCCAGAACCCCGACGCAGTACGCAACGCCATCAAGGCCGAGCGTGAGCGCGCGAAGGTGGCGAAAAAGGCCGCTGACGACGCCACCAGTGAGGCCGAGAAGCTTCGCGCCAAGGTCCAGGAGTTCGAGGATCGCGACAAATCCGAGCAGGAGAAAGCGGAGAAACGCGCCAAAGACGCCGAGGACAAGGCAACGAAGGCCGAACACAAACTTCTACGGCTGGAGGTCGCGGCCGACAAGAAGGTGCCGGCCAACCTTGCATCTCGCCTCGTAGGTGAGACCAAGGCCGAGCTTGAAGCTGATGCTGACGAGCTCCTGAAGTCGGTGAAAGCTGACGACAGCGTGAAGCTCGACGGTGGTGCTCGTAAGCCCGCGAAAAGCGGCACCGACATGAACCAGCGCATCAGAGAGATGGCTGGTCGCGGCTAGTCCCTAGCCGCCTGCAGTACCCAAGCTTTACCTCGATCCCGCCGGCCGCGATGGCAGCGGGTCACCCCCTCCGCGACGGAGGTCTCCAAGTCCACTCGATTCAAGGAGAGGTGACCCCTCCATGGCTTTTAACAGCGAGATCAATCGCTCGAACGCTCAGGCGCTGGTGCCTGAGGAGGTTTCGAATGCGATGCTCAAAAAACTCAGTGAAACGTCGGCGGCATTGTCGACCTTCACCACCGTTCCGGTGTCCCGCAATCAGGTGCGGTTCCCGGTCCTCGAAGCGCTGCCGATCGCGGGCTTCGTCAACGGTGACACCGGTCTGAAGCAGACCACCAGCACCAGCTGGAAAAACAAGTTCCTGAACATCGAGGAGATCGCGGTGATCGTCCCGGTGCCGGAAGCTGTCCTCGACGATGTCGAGTTCGACATCTGGGAGCAGATCCAGCCCCTGATGGAGACCGCCATCGCCCGGACGCTCGACGCCGCAGTGTTCTTCGGCGTCAACAAACCGGCCTCGTGGCCTGAAGCGATCGCCGCCCAGGCCATCGCCGCCGGCAACACCGTCACCCGTGGCGCCAACGAAGCAAAAGCGGGCGGCATCGTCGGCGACTTCTCCGACGTCTTCGCGACGGTGGAGACGGATGGTTACGACGTCGACTGGGTCGTGGCGACGCGGGCCTACAAAGGCAAGCTCCGTCAGGCGCGTGCCACCACGGGCGAGTCGCTGATCGGGACCGGCAGCGGTCAGGTCTCGGGCACGGAAGTGCTCGGGGTCGACGTGGCCTACCCGATGAAGGGCCTCTGGCCTACCGGTGGTTCCCATCCCGTCGAGGCGATCGTCGGCGACCCGTCCGAGCAGGTGCTCGCGGTCCGTCAGGACATCACGATCAAGATGCTCGACGAAGCCGTGATCCAGGACGGTGAAGGCAACATCGCCTTCAACCTCGCCCAGCAGGACATGGTCGCCATGCGCGTCGTGTTCCGGGCCGGTTGGCAAACCGCCAACACGATCAACTACGAAAAGCCGGTCGAATCCGAACGGTACCCCGCGGGCGTCATTCTCGCCACGTAGATCGCTCCCTGAGGAGGTGGCCTTCGGGTCGCCTCCTCTTTCGCTTGGAAAGGAAGGTCAGCAATGGCCGCACGTAAAAAAGCCGAGCCGAAAGCGGTCGAGGTCGAGACCGCCCCAGAGCCGGAGACGCAGTCGGACGAGAGCGTGGTCGAGGAGACGAAAACCACGGACGGCACCGAGGACATCGGTGGTCTCCGCGCGCTCCAGGCCCGCTTCGACGGCATCACCAAAAAGGGCTTCACCGGCCCGGAGAAAGAGAACTAGATGACCGATCAAGCCCCACTCACCAAATCACTGACGGGCGATCTGGACGCCGTCGCGGCAGGTTCCGACGCTACGACGCCTCTGGGCGCGGCTCCATTCGCGGGGACCGTCTCGGCGGTCGTCTGGGTACCCACTGCGGCCATCACCGGAGCGGCCACCAATTCCCGGACCGTGAGCCTGATCAACAAGAAACAGGATGGCACCGGGACGACCGTTGTCGCCACTCTCGCCCTGGCCTCCGGTGTCAACCCGGCTGCCTTCGACGAGATCGCCCTGACGCTGTCGGGCACTGCGGCCAACCTCGTCGTGGCCGAAGGCGACGTGCTCGCCCTGAAATCGGCTCACGAAGGCACCGGCATCGCCGACCCTGGTGGCGAGATCCGGGTCAAGATCACCCGCAGCTAGCACCATGACCGAAGAGGAACGGGCGGCCCAGTACCGAGCGGATGATCTCGCTCGGCGCAAGGCCCGTCGAGATCAATATGTCGCGCTGGCGGGCAACCGTCAGAAGCGTGAAGAACTCGACGCTGCCTGGTCGCCCGTCCTCCTCGCTCGCCTCGAACGCGACTTCGTAGGTGACGACTGCGAATTCCTCGAGGAGCTGTACGTCGATGTCCCGCAGGAGGACGTCTACATCACCGAAGTCCCGGACGACCTCCTGGCCTGAAAGGCGGCGCGCATGAGCGACGAATATCTGCCCGAAGCCTCGGATGTCGCCTCGATCCTTCGTGCACGCACCTACAACGACGAATCGAAACTGGAGGGCGAATGGTCGACCGAAACTCGCCCGACTCTCGACCAGGTCATCGCGCTGATCCAGCGCTCCTACGTCGAGGTCGCCGCGCGAGTCGGGCAGGTGATCGAAGAAGAAAGCCCCTACTTCGACTACGCCAAGAACGTCGTCGCCATACGGGCCGCGATGTGGGTCGAGCTCTCCTACTTCCCCGAGCAGTCCGATGAAGACCGCGACACGGTCTACAAGGAGCTCAAAGAACTGTATGCCGAAGAACTCGGCAACCTGATCGCCTCCCTTCCCGACTCGACCTCGACCAAAAAAGGCATCTACTCCTTGCGGATGCGCTCCGATGTCTCGGGCGTCTTCCCGACCAGTGAGCTTCTGCCGTGACCGCCGCGATCGAAGCTGACGGGACCAAACAAGTATCGGCGAACCTCAAGGACTTCGGCGATCGCGCCACCGACGCCAAACCGGCGATGCAGAAGGTGCGCTCGATCATGGAAGGGGGCATCGCCAGGAACTTCGAGACCTCTGGCTCGTATCTAGGAGAGTCGTGGGCACCATTGGCCCCCGGGACCTTGGCCAGGAAGGCTCGGCTTGGTCAAGGCAGCCGGATCCTCGTCGCCACCGACACGATGGGCGAGAGCCTCACCGGCGGCAGGGGCAAGCGCGGATCTGCCACGAAGACGATGGCCCGCTCGGGCACCGGCGTCTGGTACAGCATCTTCGCCCAGGCTGGGACCAGTGGAGCCGGTCATGGAGCATCGGCCCCTAAACGCCGCGTTGTGGGGATGACCCAGCGCGACGCGACGAAGTCGATCCGGATCATCGAGAAGTTCGTGATGACCGGGGAGGTCTTCTAGATGAGCCTCTTCGGGGAGATGAGCTACGGCGGCGAGCTCGAGCTGGCAGTCGTTGAACACCTACGCCGCTGGATGCCGACCTACTGCAAAGAGGTCGCCCGTCAGCACTCCTCGCCGCTGGCTGAACCGAAGTCCTACACGGTGGTCTCCGAGTACGCCAGATGGCCGGAGAACGGCTTGCCAGCGGTCATCGTGGAGTCCGCCGGGCTGGTCGACGAACCAGAGGAGAGCGGCGAACGCTTCCTGTCAGGGACGTTCGCGGTCGAAGTCGCGATGGTCGTCCAAGGCAAGGATGCGATCAGCACCCGCAGGCAGGCCCAGCACTATGGCCTCGCCGTGATCGGCTCGATGCTCCAGCACCGCAAGCTGTCGGACCTGATCTTCGTCTCGAAGATGACGGGCGCGGGCTTCGCAGGGCAGAACTTGGAGCTACGCCGGACCAGCGTGGTCGTCGCCGCCGTCTTCGAGGTCACCCACGAAAAGTTCCTCAACACCGGCGAAGGGCCGATCGCGCCCGATCCGGAAGGCAGTCCACCCGAATGGCCGACCGTCGTCTCCACGGAGGTCGACGTGGAAGAGAAGGAGGAGTGATGCGCAAGCTTGAGATCTTCGCATGGCGCAACGGCCGCAGCGCCATTCTCGCCGCATCTGCTGGTGGTTCTACCTGCGGCGTGAATTTGCATCGAGAAGGCGGCCTCAGCATCACCGGCCTACCAGCTTCAGGCGGGACCACCATCGCGTGGGGGCGGCTTCGCAGCAGAACCGAAGAGTTCGATCGATCCGGCCCGACGGACCGTCGCCTCATCTCGCTTGGGCCAGTCGCAGTCCGCGTTGGCCGCGACTTCTAAGCAACCCGAGAAGGAGAGCTAGTCCAGTGCATCTGCGGCTCGGCGGAGCAGCGCGGCAGCGTCCTTCGGAGACAGGCCGACGACGTAGACGGAAGTGCCGCCTTGGCTCTCTACGACGAGCGCACCCCAGTCCAGGATCGAAGCCTCGTCAGCAATGACGGAGTCGGCTCCGAGAGTGACCTCTACATCCGTGGACTGCGAGATGCCCAGCTCGGATGAGGCGGCAAGGATCTGATCTCCCAACGCCCTCGCATCACCCGAAGGCGCCTCCTCGAAATGTTTAGCCATCTGAGTCCTTCACGACCGTGAACTCGATCTCCTCAGGCACTAAATGGACGGCGAGGGAGTAGCCGCAATCGTATACACGGCGGTCATGCAGCGGACAAGTGGCCTCCGCGTCCAGTGACTCGAACTCACAGTCTCGCGTCGGGCAGCGGTAAAGGTGCGCGATGTCGATGCCGCCGAGCTGGTCTCCAAAGACTTCCTGGCCAAGGCGCGTTCCTTCCGCCCTTACGGCTGCCTCCGTATAGGCGTCGTTCGGGCGCATCTCAAAGCGCTCGTTGAGCTTCTGCCGAACCTCGGCCATGAGCTGCTGCTGAAGGTCGCTCTGCTCAGCCACCCCCACATCCTACGCCGCCTTTCGGCAGCCCCGCAACCCCCGAGAAGGAGAGCTGATGTCCCGTTACCGAGTGTCGTCCTCACACGCCGAGGACATCGCCTCCGGTGCCGTCTTCGCCCCCGGCGAGTTGGCCGTGGGTGTCGACGCCGATGACCCGCACGACAAGGACCTGATCGACAGAGGGGTGCTCGTGGAGATCACGCACCCCAGCAAATCCAAAGCGAAAAAGGAGGAGTCATAGATGGCTACCCCAGGAGTGCTCGTCAAGTCGGGGGCCAGCGCAGGCTCCTCCTCTCAGCGCGTGGCCATCGGGACGTGGTTCGTCTCCGGCCTCGCGGAAAAAGGCCCGATCAACATCGCGGTCGAAATCCGGAGCCTCGCCCAGTACGTGACGAACTTCGGGGCCAGGGTCGCCTACGGCTCGCTCTACGACGCCCTCGACCTGTTCTTCAAGACGGGCGGCAGCGTCGCCTACGTGACGCGCGTTGTCGGGCCCACGCCCGTCACCGCCACCGTCACGATCAAAGACGGAACCAACAACACGCTGGTCTTCAACGCCTCCTCACCCGGTGAATGGGGCAACGAACTCTCGGTGGTTACCTCCCATCCGACCTCGGAAACGTTCAAGTTCGTGGTCAAACTCGCCGGGGTCGTCGTCGCCGAAAGCCCGTCGCTCAGCACCGCGGCGGAAGCGATCTCCTGGGCGGCCAGCACCGCGTACCTGCGGATCGAAACCCTCGGCCACGGCAACCCGGAAGCCGCGACCAAGTCGCTGACCAGCGGCGCCGACGACCGGTCGAACGTCACCGAGACGCAGTGGACGAACGCCCGGAAACTGTTCACCAAGGACCTCGGCCCAGGTCAGGTCTCGATGCCCGGCCGCACCACGGCCGAAGCGCAGGAGGGCCTGCTCTCCCACGCCGAACAGGCCAATCGGATCGCGCTGCTGGACGGCACCGATACCGCGACGGTCGGCACCCTCACCGCGCAGGCGGCGACGCTCAGAGGACAGAACACGGCTCGCTACGGTGGCCTGTTCGCGCCGTGGGTCGTCATCCCCGGCATCTCGGTCGGCACCACCCGTACCGTTCCTCCGTGCGCTCTTGTCGCCGGGCTGATGGCCCGCAACGATGGCCTCGGGTTGAACCCGAACGAGCCGGCCGCCGGTGACAACGGGATCTCGAGCTACGCGGTCGGCCTCTCGCAGGCAGCGTGGACCGATGCCCAGCGTGGCGAACTGAACGAAGCCGGGGTCAACGCCTTCCGGGTGCTGAACAGCCAGGTCGAGCTCTACGGCTACAGGACGCTCGTCAACTACGTCGTCGACAACACCTGGCAGTTCCTCTCCAATGCCCGTCTCGACGCCTTCATCAAGGCCGAGGCCGCCGCGGTGGGGAAGCGGTTCATCTTCCGCCAGATCGGCAAGAAGCTGCCGGCGGAGTTCGGCTCGGCGATCGAAGGCGAAGTGCTGCTGCCGCTGTTCAACCAGGAAGCGCTGTTCGGTGAAACGCAGGCCGAAGCATTCTCGGTGGACATCGGCGAAGCGGTCAACACGCCGCTGTCGATCGAAGAAGGCAAATTGAAGGCGATCGCCTCCGTTCGCATGAGCGAGCTGGCCGAGGTCATAGAAATCGAAATCGTCAAGGAGGCGATCTGATGGCGTCGTCCAAAAAGAACTTCATCGTCTACTTCTCCGCAGGTGGCCGCGACTGTGGCATCTGGGATACCTGGACCGGAGGCGACTCCGGCGCTGAAGATCAGCGCTACACCGCCGGCGGTGGGGTCGAAGAAAGCTACGGCGGCAAGAAGACCCGCGACACGATCGTCACCAGCCGTGTCTACGAAGACGCCCGCGACGAAAGCGTCAAGGAATTTCTCGAAAGCATCCGGGGCGTCAAAAATGCCGCGACGATCCGCAAGCAGTCGGTCGACGATGAAGAGAACCCGGTCGGTCGCGCCACGGTGCGGGTCGGGACGATCATCAAAGTCTCGGAGGTCGAGTCGGACTCCAACGACTCCAGCCTGCGGATGTACGAAGTCGAAATCAGCCCGGTCGCCAAGTAGCGCGACCTCCATACGGAAGGAGTTGGGATGGCGGACATTCCCAGCCTCAAGGATTCACTGCGCAGCAAGCGCGACCAGCTGAGCGAGGAGCGCGAGCCCAAACTCTTCGAGGTCCCGGGCTACGGAGCGGAGTTGCAGGCGAAATACCGGGTGTTGACGCCCTCGGAGGAAGCGGACCTCGAGAAGCAGCGGTTCCGCATGGTCCAGGCCGAGGACGAGAACGCAGCGGAAGTCTTCCGCTGCGGGACGCTGGCCCGGGCCTGCGTCGGCATCTTCACCGAAGTCGAAGGTGCAGTCGTGCCGCTGAACGAGGCCGAAGATCTCGGCGACGATCCAATCCATTGGGGTGACCCCCGCCTTATCGAGCTCTTCGGCCTCGAGGTCGACGGCACCGTCAAGGCGCGCACGATGATCGAGCAGATCATCGGCGCAGGCCCGGAGGGAGAGAAGCGCGTCCGCGCGCACTTCCTCGACGTGGCCCACTGGCTCGACCAGGGCCAGGAAGCAGCTGATGCGGATTTCTAGAGCGGCTCGCAGGAGATGACCAAGTCCGCGTGGTCGCTTCTGCGGGCCGCTTTGGTCTAGATGCGGAGCGAGTGCTCTGCGAGACCGATCGGACCCAGCGGCTGATCGACGCGGCTGTCATCAGGCGTGGATGGAGTGATCTGGAGGACGAGCAGGCGGCACTCGCAAGGAGCGTCGTCAAAGCACTCGGCCTGTGACGAAAGGCTGACATGAGCACCAGCTCGAACCTGATCGACATCCGGATGAAACTGAGCGGCGGCAAGGCCGTCGTCTCGGGTCTCACCGGAACGCGCAAGGAGACCGAAAAGCTCGGGTCGGCGACGAAAAAGACGTCGACCCTTGCCGAAAAGGCCGAGAAGACCACCGGCAAGCTGAGCACCGCCTACGGGAAGCTCGGCTCCAACGCGAAATGGGCGTTCGGCCTCGTCGGTGCAGGCGCGTTGTTCGAGATCGACAACGGCATCCACGCCACCGAGGAACTGTCGAAAACGACGACCGGCCTGACCCGCAACCTCGGCTTCTCGACCAAGGCGGCGTCGGAGTGGGGCGCCGTTGCGCAGGCGCGCGAAATCGACACCAAATCGCTGAATATGGCGTTCGGAACCCTCTCGACGAAAATGGTCGAAGCGGGGCGAAAGGGCGGGACGCTCCTTACGCCTTTCCACCAGTTGGGGATCTCGCAGGAAGAAGTCTCCAAAGGCGCCCACAACTTCCAGTGGGGACTCAACCGCGTCGTCACTGCCCTCGGCGAAGAGGAAGGCGGCACCAAACGCGCGACCGCAGCGAAAGCGGTGCTCGGTCGTGGCTATCAGACGCTCCTGCCCCTCTTCTCCCGCGGCTCGGAAGGCCTGAAGGAACAGCTTCACTGGGCCGACGAATTCGGCGTCACGCTGAACGGCAAGACCAACAAAGGGCTCGAAGAGATGATCGAAGCCCAGCGCAAGAACAAAGTCGCGATGTTGGGTCTCCAGGTCTCGATGACGAAGTTCCTTCAGCCCGCGATCAACGCAGGGGATGAACAGCTTCAGGAATTCATCAAGACCCTCAACAGCCCGCACCTCACCGCCGAAGAGAAGATCGAAAAAATCGGCAGGCAGTTCGAAGGGCTCGAGGGCGATGTGATCAAGGTGATCGAAAAGGCGCTCCCGTCGATCGCCGAACACGCCGGGCAGATGGGCGGAAAGATCGCCGGGGCGGTCTGGCACGGGTTCGTGCATTCAGACCTCCTCGGCAAGGCGGTGATCGCCGGCTACGTCCTCCACCTCTTCGGTGGTGGCAGCCTGGTCAAGAAGGCCGCTGCGGAGGCGGGTGGGCGGCTTGCCACTTCTCTCGGCAAACGGTTCCTCGCCGTCGTCGCGCCGTATTTCGGCATCGAGCTCGCGGAGGCTGCGGCGGCCGAGGGTACGGCTGCAGCAGGAGGTGCTGCAGCCGGGACTGCCGGGGGCGTCGCGGCCGGGGGGGGTGGTGCCGCAGCGGCAGGTGGCCTCGCGGTCGGTGGTCCCTTGGCCGTCGCAGGTGGCGCCGTCCTTCTAGGTCATCTCTCCACGACGCAGGCGGGTGAAGAATTCCTGGGCGCGCGCTCACCTGCGGAAGAACGCCGCGCATATCGCCGCCACCTCCGCGAACGGCATGCCACTGCAGGAGCCGAACGGCGCCTTCGTCACCAGTCGGAAAGTCCACTCGGCGTGCCGCTGCTGCCCGGCCAGCTCGGAACGAGCCCCACGCTCATCGGTCCAGCTATCTCCGGGCCCCCCGCACCCTCATCGACCTCAGGAATGAAGCCGTTCGCCGATGCGATCGGGCGGTCGGTCGGGGAACACACCGAAAGGGCGCTCAGGAACACTCCGCTCCAGGTCACCGTGGCGCCGATCCTCGACGGGAAGTCGTTGGCCGAAAGCACCGAGAAGCACGCCAAGCGGCGGTCCGCACGTAAAGGGAGAACGCCGTGAAGGAAGTCCGGATCATCGCCAAGTCGCGGAGCATCGACATCACCGTGCAGATGGGCGACGGCGCGGCGGTCATCACCGGAGGCCTTGGTGGCTGGAAGTCGGTGGAACGCCTCGACGACATCGCCTTCAGCAGTTGGGAAGGACAGGAACCGCTCACCCAGGACGTGCCGATCCTGCTCGACGGCTGGGGACGCAATCCTGAATCCGTCGAACGTCAGATGAACACGATCTTCAAACTCGGGAGGGACTTCTCCGGGCCGCGGTCGGCGCCTCCGGTCTTCACGGTGTGGGGCCCAATCTTCTTCGAAGGGAAGAACTGGGTGCTGGGCGACGGCGGGATCGAACTCGGCACCGCCGACACGATCCGCGAAGACGATGGGACGCTGGTGCGGCAATCGCTGGTGCTCCACCTGATGGAGTACGTCAACCCGAACCAGGTCAAGCGGAACAAGCATCACGATGTCAAGGGCGCAGAAGAAGTTACGCCCGAACATCAGCGAGGCGAACCAGGCAAGACCGGTGGCACCGCCTTCCCGGGCAACACCTACACGACCCAGCAGGGCGACACCCTCGTCTCGATCGCCGCGAAGCTGTACGGAAACTGGGAAGCGTGGAAGGCGCTGGGAGCCAAGAACGGCCTGAAGGAAGCCAACGCCAAGCTGCCCGCCGGCACGCACCTGATCCTGCCATGAAGGCCAAAGGCATGGAGGCTGATGTCAGGGACATCGTCCTGCGCGACGGAACCGGCCTCACGGTCTCGGTCGGCGGCTCGGTCACCACCGCGCCCAGCCTCATCCGCGACATGGAAGCCTCCTCCGTCCTCGAAGTGCCGCTCTTCGACCCGACCCTCGCGATCCTCGAGAAGACGATCCTCTCCCAGAAGTTCGACGCCCACATCGACGGCCTGCGGTTCCGCTACATCGGGGCGACGAAGTCGGGGCCGACCGTCACGCTCAACTTCGAAGACGAAGTCGTCGCGCGGCTGCGGGAACTGAAAGGCCCCAAGCGCGCCTTCCGCGCCAAACAGACCCGCGCCAATTTCATCTGCGGCCTGGTCGAAGAGCTCGAACCCGAAGTCCCGATCTACTGCCCGCAGCGTCACGAAACCCAGCCGGTCGAAGCGAAGCCCAAGAGCGATCGGGAAGAAAAGAAAAAGGCTGAAGAAGCTAAGAAGCTCGGCGGCAAGGGCATCGGGGATCACAAAGGTCTCCGGATCAAGGGGCAGAAGCCATCGCCAGAGCAGGCCGAACTCGCCGAGATGGGATTACGGATCGCCGAAGAAGGTGGCGCACCCTTCAAGGTGATGGTCGCCCTGATCGCGGCCCTGATCGACGAGACCGACATGGGCGCCGTGGCCAGAGACAACGTACTCGAGGGCGAGGGGTCAGGAGAAGGCGCTCCGATCGGCACCGCCCAAGAAGAGATCTCCGGCTTCCTTTTCGGCAAGCCTCAGTGGACCGGCGTCACCGCGGTCGGCTACTACGCCGAACACCCGGAGGCGACGTACTACGAAATCGCCCAGGCTGTCCAGAAGTCGGGCGCCGGCGCCGGGACCAAAGGCGCCGGGAACTACGGCCAGTTCGGTGACGAAGCGCGCCAATGGGTCGAAGCTTTCACCGGCTCGAGCGAAGGCGCAACCTCGGAAACGATCACCGAGCCCTACGTCTTCCAGGTCGGCAAGAAAGAGACCTACTGGGGTGCGATCCAGCGGCTGGCAGGCGAAGTCGACTGGCGGGCCTTCGTCGTCGAGGGCCGCTTCTTCTTCATCTCCGAGCCGGAGCTGAGCCGCGGCCAGGTCCAGCTGGCGATCGAGCGCGAACCGGGCAAGCGCCACCCGCAGACCCTCGGCATCGTCGAGGTGGACTTCGAATACGACCAGCACATCGCCGTCAACGAAGCAACCGTCACCGCGATGGCCGAACACTGGGACGTTCGCCCCGGCGGCGTCGTCACCCTCGCCGGCTATGGCCCGGCCAGCCTCGGCCCCGGCGATGGGGAACCGGATGAAGAAGCCGAGATCGGCCTCGCCTCAGGCGTGAAGGCCAGCACCCACGAAGGCAAGGGCCGCTACCTCGTCTCGCGGATCGAAGTGGACCTGACCGGCGACCCTAGGGCGCGCGAGGTCACCGTGACGCTGGTCAAACCGACGCAGCCGCTGCCGGAAAAACTGCCGTCGACCGAAAGTAAATCGACCGCAGCGGGCAAAGGCGCGCTGACCAGCGAAGGGATGCCGAAGGGCATCCAGGAAGCGATCGAAGAAGCCGAACGGATCAACGCCAAGCACTATCCGTACGAGTCGCCTGGGATGCGCGGCACGCCACCGCCTCCGAACGGACCATACGACTGCTCCGGCGTCACCTCGCGCCTCGTCTACGTCGCCTGCGGCGCCCCGAAGACGACGCTCGCCTCGGAAGAACTCAGCCACTTCGGCGAACCAGGCGAGGGCGAATGGATGACGATCTATGCGCACGGGCCCAACGGCCCGAGTGGTCACGCACTCTGCCGCCTCAAAACGAAGGAAGGGTGGAAATACTTCGCCACCTCTGAAGAAAATTCCGGGGGAGGCGCCGGCTGGGTCAAGGACAGCTACTACGGCCCGGGGTACTTCGACGCCTTCTCTGCGCGCCACCCTAAGGGGTTCTGAGAGAAGTTTCAGTCCTGTATCGCCTTGATGGCCTCTTTGATGGCGATGTCAGCGGGGTGACGAGCCACGGACCAGAGGCTGTTGGCGGTGGCAGAGGTCACCAGCGTCAACTCGGTCCGGCCCTCCCCGATCGATGTGAAGGCGATCGAAAGCGAGATATTCGTGCGCCACTGCCCGGCGGTTTTACATCGGGCGGTCAGCCACGAATAGTTGTCGGCTACCTCTAAATCACGAAAGCCGCGCTCGGCCAGGGCTTTCCAGGTCCGCCGCACGGAGCCGTCCAGACCTTCATTCAAGACCAAGTGGGCTTCGCCGGTCTTCATCCGCCGCGACCGTACCAGCAGATCGGAGAACCGTGGGCGATATCAGCGAACTCTTCAATGGCTCCATCGCACCAGGAGAGCCGAGCCTCATCGAGGCGCGCCTCTACGACTCCGCCGAAGCCGTAGGCGAAGAGGTCCGTTGCACGATCCCGAGCATCGACCCGAACACGGCCACCGACCCGATGCCGTGGGAGCCGGTGGTCACCGAGCTCGGCACCTTCTACCCAAAGGTCGGAGACCGGGCGTTGCTCGCCTTCCCCGAAGAAGGACCCCCGGTGATCGTCTGGTGGGAACCGAAGGCCGAACACCCTGACCATGCAGCCTCAGCGGGGGTAGAAGGACCGGCCGGACCTGAAGGGCCGAAAGGCTCGACGGGTTCCACCGGGCCTGCTGGTGCGACGGGACCGACCGGGGCGACGGGGTCCACCGGCGCCAAAGGGGAACGGGGCGAAAAAGGGGAAACCGGCAGCGCCGGACCACCGGGCGAAGAAACCGTCGAGTCCACTGTCGAGAATCTCAAGGTCATCAGGGGGATCGTGAACACGACTACTCCCACCATCGTCAAGGGGTCGGGTTTCACGGTCACCAAGAACTCCACCGGCACCGTCACCATCACCTTCTCCGCCGAATTCACTGATGTTCCGTCGGTCAGCCTCGGAGTCGCATCCGGTTCCTTCGGCCGCGGCGGCTCGATATCGGAAGCGACGAAAGCCAAAGCCAAACTCGTCGTCTTCCAGGTCAGCAACCAGACCGAAATCGACGGGGAATTCCACTTCATTGCTATCGGCCCACGCTGACCGGAGGTATCTGTGCCACGCACCCCTCACTTCGGCTTCCCGTTCCGCCTGGACGGGTCCAGCTTCGCCGCAAGCGAACAGGACTCGGCCGACGAGATAGACGACTGCGTCGAAGCAGTCCTCCGCACTCCCGAAGGCTCGCGCATCGACGTACCTGCCTTCGGTCGTCCGGATGGGACCTTCTCGCAGCTGGGCGTCGCGCCCAGCGCCGAGCCGTACCTCGTCGCGGTGGAGGAATGGGAGCCGCGTGCCGTTGTCTCAGGCTCTGCGGAAGTTGAAGACGCCATCGAGCGCATCGTCGTGAAGGAGAGCGCGTGAGCACGTTCGTCGAAGTCCTCATCGAAAACTCGGCGGTCGAAGCTGAGCAGGAAATCTACGGACGGATCGAAGCGCAGTTCGAAGAATGGCAACCGGCCGAATCGAGTCTCGAGGTCTGGCTCGCCAAAGCCTTCGCCCGCATCTCATCGATCGTCCGTGGGCAGGCGGCAGAAACCTCCGCCTCGGCCTTCAGGAAGTTCGGCGAAACGATCGTCAATGTGCCGCCGATCCTCGCGTCTCCGGCAACGGTCGGGAGCACCTGGAAGATGGTCAACACTGCCGGCTACACGATCACTGCCGGGACCAAGGTGAACATCGCCAGCTCGGGTGAATCGGTGGTCGCCTTCGAAGTCGTCGAAGACGTGGTGATCGCCCCCGGCTCCGACGAAACCTCGGCCGGTCAGGTGATCCTCCGCGCCATCGAACCGGGAACGGGTGGCAACGGTCTCTCGGCTGACCCGACCCCGAACGGCGACGCCAATCCGGCGACCAGCGCCACGGAATCGATCACCCTCTCAGGCGTCTCCTCGGGTGGCGTCCAAGAAGAGACCGAAGACGCCTACCTCGACCGCCTGACCGAAGAGCTCCAGCTGCTCTCGCTCTCGCTGATCGTCCCCGAAGACTTCGCGAAGGACGCTCGTTCTGTGGCAGGTATAGCCCGAGCGGTCTGTCTCGGCGGCTACGAAAACGAAACCGCGAACAAGCCACTCGACGTGACCGTCTTCGCCACCGACTCAGCGGGCGCCGCCCTATCGACGCCGATCAAGGAAGCGCTCCAGAGTCGCCAGCAGGCCAAGGTCCCGAGTGGGGTGGAGGTCTTCGTCCACGACCCGAAATACACCGAGGTCGACGTGACGGCCGAAGTCGTCGCGAAGCCGGGCTTCGAACCGGCAGTCGTCAAAGCATCCGTCGAAGCGCGCCTCGCCGAATACTTCTCGCCGGCCAACTGGGGCGTTGCCGGATCGGGTGAAGGCGAAAGCGGGCCGGGGGCGTGGCTCAACGCCACCCACGTCTACATCGACGAGGTCATCTCGGAACTGGATCGGGTGGCAGGCGTGCAGCGGGTCGTTCTCGCCAAAATCCGCAAACACGCGACGGGGACCATCGAAGCGAAAGACATGACGCTCGAAGGTGTGGTCCCGCTGACCGAAGTCGGGACGCTCTCTATCACTGCGGTCAGCGCATGAGCCGCGTCGCCCTCTCCGAACTCATCTTCGCGGCGACGAATCCTCCCTCGTTTGCCGTCGCCCGCAAGGTCACGGTCTGCGCCCGCGGCACCGAAACGCCGACCACCGTCCACTCGGCCGAATCAGGCGGCTCGAGCCTCACCCAGCCGCTCACCACCGACAAGGACGGTCGCCCGCATGGGCCCGAAGGTGAAGACGCCTGGGTGGAACCGGGCTCCTATGACCTCCGCGTCGACCCGGTACGAGAAGGGGAAGAAACCCAGGTGCTCCACTGGGAGGCCGCGAAGGGTGGCGAAAGCGGAGGCGGTGGCGAAGGCGGAGCGGTCGAATCCGTCAACGGGCACACCGGCGTCGTGGTCCTCACGGCCACCGATGTCGAAGCGCAACCGCTCGACTCCGACCTCACCGCAATCGCCCTGCTTTCGACGTCGTCCTTCGGGCGCTCGCTGCTGACGCTCGCGAGCGAATCGGCGGCTCGCACGGCTCTTGGTCTCGGAACCGCAGCGGTGAAAGCGAGCGGCGAATTCGCCACGCCGACCGAAGTCTCCACCGAGAAAAGCCGCGCCGAAACGGCTGAGGCCCTGAAGCTGGTCAAAGCCTCGAACCTCTCGGATCTGGCGAATGCTGCCACCGCGAGGACGAACCTCGGACTCGGAACGGCTGCGGTCAAAGCGGAAGGTGCCTTCGATGCGTCAGGTGCAGCCGCCGCCGCGCAGGCTGCCTCCCAGCCACTCGACAGCGACCTGACCGCGATCGCAGCGTTGACCACCACGACGGTCGGCCGCTCGCTTCTCGCCGCCGCTTCTGCCGCTGCAATCCGGACCATCGCCGAAGCGGCCTCGATCACCGAAGCCGAAGCGAAGATCGCGAAGTCGCTGGTCACCGGCAAGGGGCAGATCGTCACCGCCTCGGCAAGCGCCACCCCCGCCGCTCTCGCCGCCGGCACCAATGGCTTCGTCCTCTCTGCCCAGTCCGGAGAAGCGGACGGCCTGAAGTGGATCGCCAATGAAGACATCGACGTCTACACCTTCTCTTCACCCGCACCTGAAGCCTCGAAGGTGATCGGCGGCTTCTTCATCCGGACCGCTTCAGGGCAGACGGTGAAGCTGCTCGGCATCCGCTGCAAGACCGTATCCGGCACGGCGAAAGTGAAGCTCAAGCGCACGACCGCGGGCGGCACCACGACGGAACCGCTGAAGGAAAAAGAAGCGAAATCCGAAGCTCAGGAATTCGCCCCATCCCTGGAATCGGTCGCCGACAAAGACTACTTCCAGCTCGAAACCGAAACCGTCTCCACGCCGACCTTCCTGGTCGTCACGGTGATGGTGGAACGGACTCGCTGATGGCCGCCCTCAACGCCGGTCTGTAGCGGCGGGTCATGGCGACCCTCGAAGAATTCATCAAAGGCGCGGTCGCGCTCGACTCCCTGACGGGGACCGAAGCGAACCTGACGACTCCGTTCGAACTCGCGGTCAACCCGACCTTCCCGGAAACCGCCGCCAACATCGGCAAGCGGACGACGACGGGCTGGACCGGGCAGACCGCGACCGCCGTCTTCGCGGGCTTCCAACGGCCGGTGAGCGGCGGGACCAACTGGTACGTCGGCTGCAAGATCCCGGTGCTCACGACCGCGACGGGCCAGGGCTTCGGCTTCGTCGCGCAGCTCGAAGGCGAACGCTACGAACTCTTCATGTTCAAAGGCTCGACCGCCGGCCAGGTCGCGATCGCGTGCGAAAAGGAAAACGTCCTGCTCGAAGAAAAATCGGGCCAGACGTGGGCGGCAAATGACTCCTGGTTCATAGCCGGATTCGAAGGCAAGGTCTACATCTGTCGGCTGACCTCCGCGAATGCCTTCACTACGCCGATCAAAGAAAAGGGCTCGCCGGCCAAAAAACTGACCGTCGGCCGTGTC